ATGACTCTGAAGTATCAGCTTACCGCTGAGGAATTCGCTCAGCTCGATGAAGCCAAACAGGCGCTGTATGTGCAGCAGGGTGAAGTTTATCAGCTGCAGGTAGACGGCATCCCACAGGAAGACGTCAGCGGCCTTAAGCGCCAGCGTGACGAGCTTCTGGCAGAGAAGAAAGCCGAGCAGGAGCGTCGCCGAGCAGCAGAAGAAGAGGCTCGACGCAAAGAAGAAGAGCGGCTGGCAGCAGAGGGAAATTATCAGCAACTCTTCCAGAGCTCGCAGGCAGAGCTCGAGCGTGAGCGCAGCAGCCTCGTAGAGCTTCGCCGGTCCATTGAGCAGCGAGATATCAATCTTGCGGCTACTCGCGTCGCTACGGCCATTGCAGATGGCGCTAACGCCGAAATCCTCACTGAGTTCATCGCCCGCCGCCTGAAGGTGGCAGAGGGGCAGGTACGCATCACTGACGAGTCAGGCAATCTCACGGTCAGCACTCTTGCTGACCTGCAAAAAGAGTTCGAAACCTCTCCGCGTTACGCATCCCTCGTGCGCGGTAGTCAGGCAGGTGGCGGCGGGGCCGCGCCTAAGAGTGGTGACCGGGTTGCCAAAAAATGGGAAGAACTCCGTGGTATGGAGCGCGTTGAGCTCCGCAAAAATAACCCAGCCGAATATGAGCGACTAAAGAAAGCTCATGAGGCGACCCAATAAGGATTTAAGCAATGCCAACTATTCTTTCTGACGTAGTTTTTCGTGATGAACTGCGCGACTACATGCAGGTTAACACCGCTGAGAAAACCGCCTTTTTCCAGTCAGGTATCCTGACCAACAACCGCGACATGAGCACGCTGCTGGCGTCACCTTCCAATACCTTCACCATTCCGTGGTGGGTAGATCTGGATGCATCTGTTGAATCTAACTACTCGAATGACGTTTACACCGACGTGGCGGTTCCGCTGTCAGTGACCTCTGCCAGTATGCAGGCGCGCGCGGCTTATCTGAACGAAGGCTGGAACGCGATGAGCCTGGTGAAAAATATCACCAATCAGGATCCACTGGAGTTTGTAGCGAGCCGTCTCACCAGCTACTGGCAGCGTGTTGCTCAGCGCCGTGCTATTGCCACTGTGGTCGGTATTTATAACGACAACGTTGCTGGCAATGCCGGCGACATGGTGGTTGACGCTGGCGGGCCTATTACTGCCGCTGCAATCATCCGCGCGCGCGCGACGATGGGTGATTACAGTCCGCAAATCATCACCCCGTCAGGTACTACGGCCCTGAGCGTTATCGCTATGCACTCTGCTGTGTATACCGAGCTTTCAATCCTTAACCAGATTGATTTCACCCCGATTGCGGATCAGGTGCCGGAATTCGGCCGCTATCAGAACATGGTTGTCGTGCTGGATGATGGCCTGCCGGTCGTCGGCACTGGTGCCGATGCGAAGTATCTCTCTATCATCTTTGGTCCCGGCGCTCTCGGTTATGCCGAAGAGCAGGATGAAGACGATATGGAATACGATCGTGAGCCTGCGCGCGGTAACGGTGGTGGCGCAGAAACACTGTGGACGCGTCGTAACTTCGTAATTCATCCGCTGGGATACTCCTTCAACAGCACCACCATCACCGGCACTCCGGGAACCAGCCGCCCGGTTTCAGCTAACTGGAGCGATCTTGCTCTGGCTACTAACTGGGATCGCAAATTCTCACGCAAGCAAATTCCTCTGGCCTTCGTGACCTCTAACGTTGCCGCTTAATTTATAGCGCCCCTTTGCTGGGGCTTTTAAGGAGTCACAAATGACTGTTGAAAAAGATAACTATGTCGACCCTGAGAAGAAGGCTCGCTGGGGATTCGCTGAAAAGGACGGTGAAATCGTCGTGGGCCCGCAGACTGTTGGTGAGACCGGCGGCGTTGACCATGCCCGTGTGCCTCCAAAAGATGAAGGTGCTCATGGAAACGGCTCTGGCGTACAGCCAACCGCTGCAGATATGGCTGAGCTACAGAAGCAAAACGCTGACCTGCAGGCGCAACTGGATGCAGCTAATGCCAAGCTGGCCGAAGGGGGTAGTGGCGCCCAAACCGATCCGCTCGACAGCCTGAGCGCAACAGAGCTTAAAGCCAAGCTCGATGAACTGGGCATTGAGTACAAAGGCAACGCTTCTCAGGCGACGCTGCTTGATCAACTCAAGGCCGCTCAGCAGCCTCAAGAGTAATCATCGGGGCTTCGGCCCCATTTAGCACGGAGTGAACATGACAACATACATTACCGTCGCTGACGTGGATGAGGTGCTTGGCGCTGACTGGGCGACACCAGAGAAGAAGGCGCGCGCCGTGCTACAGGCTAACGCCTATCTGACCGCGCTCAACCTGCAGGGGCTGTCCGATGTCACTCCTGAGGATGTAAAGCAGGCAGGCGCGTTTCTCGCCTCTGCATCAGCTGCTGGCGTGCTCTATAAGCAGCAGGTTGAATCTGGCGCGCTGACCAGCAAAACGGTTGATGCTGACGGGGTGAGGGTGACCAAAAGCTACGCCTCAACACAGTCAGTCGGTAGCGCTTCACTGCCAGAAGACGTGCAACTGGCGCTCGCTCTGCTGAAGCCGTGGCGCAGCAATCCTCTTGCTTTCAGGGTGTATCGATAATGGGCATTCGAGACGAGCTACAGGCTGAGCTGGCAGAAGCTTTCGATACTGACCTGGCTGATGCAGTTCACCCCTTCACTGGCAGCTACACAGTGCAAGCGGGCTGGGACCCGGTAACAGAGACAGGCGGTGAGACAACCCGAAGCTATTCCGGTCGTGGTGTTCTGTCACGCTATGAGCTGAGCCGCATTGATGGAGTGAATATCCTCCACGGCGACTTGAGGCTAACCGCGCTGGCTAACGAAGTGACTGATATCCCCAGCGAGAGCCACACCATCACGGCACCTGATCTTGCGACTGGTCTGCCGCAAACCTACCGCATCGTGACGCTCAGCCCTGACCCGGCTGTTGCAACCTATCGCATGCAGCTAAGGAGGAAGTGATGGCTAAGGGATGGGATAACGACCCGACGCTTTTTGCTGGTCTTGTTGAGGAAGAGGTTGGCAAGAAGCTGCGCATCATCTCGATGGCGTTGTTGACTGAGATTGTTCAGCGTTCGCCGGTTGGCAACCCAGACCTGTGGATGAGCAAAGCCCCTAAGAGTTACACAGGGGGCTCGTTCCGCGCATCACACATCGTCAGCATCGGCTCCCCGGACTACTCCGAGCCTGCTGCACCGGACAAGGTTGGAACGAAGACAATCCAGCAGGGATCAGCTGTTATTGCACAGGGTAAGCCTTACTCAGTGATTTATATTCAGTCAAACCTTCCTTACAGCGAGCGCCTTGAAAACGGGCACTCAAAACAGGCACCTACAGGTGTTTACGCTAACGCATTCCACGGTGTAACTCAGGCCTACAAATGACGCTCACTGAAATCAGAAACGCCATCATCTCCCGGATGACGGCGCAGACCGCTATTGCCTCAGAAGATGTCAGCTATCCGAATGGGCCAACTTTCGATCCGTCCGGAAAGTCCATCTGGGCGCGCCTGACGAATATCCCTGGCATGGCCTCAGCAAACGAAATCGGCGCTGGCCCCGTAGTGCAACGCACGGGCATAGCCGTCATTCAAATCTTTGTGCCTGCAGGCTCTGGTTCGCTGCTCATCACGCAGACGGCAGACAAGCTGCGCGAACTGTTCGAATTCGAGACAGATGGCAGGCTGGACTACTTCGCTGTAAGCGCCTCGGATGCTGGTGAGACTGACGGCTGGGCGCAAATGAACATACAAATCCCTTACAGGGCGCTCTGAGCGCCATTTTCTACAGGAGACGAAAATGTCGTCTGGAGCAAAAGTAGTAACCGCGTATATTCGCGAAACAACCCCTGGCACCACGCCTGCGACAGGCACATGGAATCTGCTGAGGCGCAGCAGCTTCGGTGTTGGCCCGTCGCAGAACATGATTGACAACGATGAAATCGGCGGCTCCCGAATGGCCCAAGGCAGGAGTTCGGGTACTGTAGACGTAGGCGGCGATGTCGGTGCTAAGTTCCGCTGGGGCCAGCATGATGACTTCCTGGCGTCCTGCTTCGGCTCGGAGTGGGCCAATAACGTGCTCACCATGGGCAATGATCGCATCGCATTCTCTTTAGCGTCCTACGCTGAAGATATCGGCGTGGCATCCATTGCGCGAGGTTGTCAGGTAGGCACCTTTCAGCTGGCTATCCCGAACGATGGCGACATTACCGCGACAGTGACCTTTGCAGGCCTTGGCTTTGACACCAAGGCCGATGACACCAGTTACTTTTCTAACCCGGCCGATGGCGCTGGCGACCTTCGTTACACTTTCAAGCAGGTCACAGCCATTTCTCTGAATGGCGTAACGGGCGGTGATGGTTTCTGCGTTGATACCTTCAATATCCAGTTCGATAACAATCTGCAGACGCAGCGCTGTATCGGTAGTGGCAACCCGTTCGCTGGCGCCAACATCCCGACCACGTTCACCCCGTCTGGCAGCATCACGCTTTCATGGTCGAAAGAAGCGTATAACGCGTGGAAGAAAACGCTGTCTGGCGAAACGATGCAGTTTGGCTTCACGCTGGAGAACGACGAAGGCAAGTACGTCTTTGACTTCCCGGCGGTGCAGGTTGACGGCGACTGGCCGGATGGCGGCAACACTGACATTGTGCAGGTGCAGCTCAACATCACCGCTGCAGACACTCCGCCGACCATCACGCGCTCAGCTGTTGTAGCTGCTACTGCGCTGTCAGTCGCGCCTGCAACCTCAACGGGCGCAGTTGGTTCAAACGTGACCCTGACCGCAACACTGACGCCTGCAGGCGCAACAGACACGGTGGTTTGGGAATCCTCAGACCCGTCAGTAGCGACCGTCGCATCAACCGGCCAGAAAACGGCGCAGGTAACGCGAGTGAAGGAAGGTTCGGCAACCATCACCGCCAAAGCGCGCTCTTACACGGCAACTACGGCGATCACCGTTACCGCGTCTTAATCTAATCGCCCGTCCATAGCGGCGGGCTGCTTACAGAGAAGAACATGCTCATTCTGAAAACACCTAAATTTGATGCCAATTCAGAGCGTTGGATTGAGCCTATGGAAGGCCTGAGGCTGAAAGTGGGCTCAATCAGCAACCCGGCGTTTCGCTCTCATAACGCTATGGTGCGCCGTCATATCAGCAAGCTCGACGAGCGTTTCAAGGTCGGCACATCTGAGTTCAACTCTGCTGATATCGACGTCACTGATATCTCTGACGACCTGCTGATTGACTCTGTTGCCAAACACCTCTTGCTGGGCTGGGAAGGTGTGGGCGAGGCTGACGAGAGCGGCAAAGAGACGGCCATTGAATATTCAGCAGAGAAGGGTAAAGCGTTGCTTCTACAGCACCCGGAGCTGTACTGGGCCGTTCTGAGCACCGCATCTGACATCGCCGCGGGTAAAGAGGCGCAGACTCAGGAAACGGTGGGAAAGTCCTCGCAAGCCAAAGCTGGCTCCGGGAATTCGGCGGGGAGATGGGGGATAAAAACCGCTGGAAGCGCGAGCGCTTAAAGTTACCGCCCATCCCTGAGCCTGAATTAGACGGAGTGTGCAGCGAGATTCTCGCGGCCTACGCCATCATCACCAGAAGCAGAAAGTATGCAGGCATGGCCGCGACACCGTTGCCGGTTAGCCTGGAAGACATCAACACCTACCTTGCCTGTAAGCCGCTACAGATAGACCGCGATGAGTTCGAGGCGGCTATCTTTGCCTTAGACGATGCTGACCGGGCGGAGTGGGAAAGAAAGCAGGCAAAAACGACATAATCTGGAGAGTAATTCCTTTTAATTTAACATTTTGCATATGAATTTCCCGGAGGAAAAATGGAATCTACAAAGACTTTTTACTCGTATTTTGACTCTGATGGAAGGGAGCGTCTTCGCATAGGGATTCTGGATCAGGTCGATGAAGGTCCTGGCTTTAATAATCAAAGTGTTGATCACACACCTGTAAAAAGCATGTCAGTACATCTCGGTGCTGATAAGCAGCCATGGAAGTGCATCGGCGATAACGAACAGTGGAGTGCGCGCTTCTCTGAAGAGTTAAAATCTGAATGGTGTGGGTTATCCGAAAAGCAACAGAAGTTGCTATACGATGCTTTTCAAGAAATGGCCGATGATGTTTTCAATCTTGCTTGCGAGTTAAGCGAGCGATGATACAACAACATGATCTTTCTTGCTTCCAATTGCATTAGATAGACTTTAGGATTTATCCCATCATTTACTGATGGGGATAGGGACGTGAAAAGGCTTCTTTTGGGATTATTTTTATCATTATCTTGCGCTTATTCTTTTGCGCAAATAGAAGAAGTTCGCATTCTGGATAGCCTTAAGTCTGAGGCATGTCACGGTGATAAGGCGTGCGAATCTAAGTTTATCTCTGCAATAAGCATGACATCCAATATCTCTAGGTATCACGGAGAATGCCTCAGTGACGGAGATACATCTAAGCAATGCAGAAATGCAAAAATAACTTATGAGCATATAGCTTCCGAGTATGAGCGAGATAAAAAATCTCGCGAATGAATAAAACCTCGCTTCGGCGGGGTTTTTTTATGCCTGGAGAAAAAATGGCTGAACAACAATCACGTCTCGCGATCATCATCGACAGTACAGGTGCGCAGCGTAACGCAGAAGGCCTTGCAGGAGCGCTTGCCAGGATGACTCAGGCGGGGGATAAGGCTGCGTCAGGCGCCAGAAAAGTTGCTTTAAGCGTTAATGATGAAAAAGAATCACTGGCTGACCTGCTTGGACAAATAAATCCGGTTGTGGGAGCTTTAAATCGTCTAGACAAGCAGCAGGCGAAACTAGAGTCTTTTCATGCAAAGGGTAGCCTTCCAACAGAAGAATATGAACGCTATTTATCGGTTATCGAGCAAACAAGAAACAGGGTTTCCGGGTTCTCAGATGCTTTAGGAAAGGCTGGAGTATCATCTAAACAGGCTGCTTATCAAATGCGCATGATTCCGGCACAGATGACGGATATTGCGGTTAGCCTGGCAGGTGGTCAAAGCCCATTCATGGTGCTCTTGCAGCAAGGTGGGCAATTAAAAGACATGTTCGGCGGCATAGGTCCGGCTACCAAAGCGGTAGGCACATATATTGCTGGCTTGGTTAACCCATTTACGATTGCAGCTGGGGCCGTTGGCCTGCTGGGTATGGCTTATTACCAAGGAAGTGAAGAGCAAGATGAATTCAATAAATCCTTAATCCTAACCGGGAACTTAGTAGGGCAAACGTCAGGGCAATTAGCAAGCATGGCATCCCGGGTTTCTGCGGCGACAGGGTCAACAACAGGAGCGGCAGCGTCAGTACTCAACCAGCTCGTATCCTCTGGCAAGGTCGCTAGCAGCGAATTAGAAAGGGTTACTTCTTCAATTGTCAAAACAAGTCAGGCTACGGGGATCGCAACTGACGACTTGGTCAATGATTTTAATAAAATTGCCTCTGACCCAGTATCTGCAATATCTAGTCTTAACGATAAATATCACTTCCTGACACTCTCTACCTACAATCAAGTAAAAGCACTACAGGATGAAGGAAATCAGCAGGATGCTGCAAGAGTTGCCAGTGAGGCTTACTCAACAGCCATGCAGAAAAGGGCTGATGACATCAAGACTAGCTTGGGCACTTTGGAAACGGCATGGAATGCCTTAACTGGATCCGCAAGCAAGGCGTGGGACGCAATGCTAGGCGTTGGGCGTGAGAAAACCCCAGAGGAAATGCTGGCTAACGCGGAGAAGGCGCTAGAAAATGCAAAAAATAGCCGAGGACTTGGTAATGGCCTGTGGAATACATACGGGGTTAATTATCAAGGTGGAGACACAGCCGTAGAAGATGCTCAACGACAAGTTGACGCGCTAAGGAGCCAGATCACGACTGAAAGAGTTCTGACTGGAGTCATATCAGAGCATGATAATAAAGAGCAGAAGCTCATTAAAACACAGCAAGAAGCTGACAAAATTAATGAGCAATACGCGACCAATTCTGATCGTCGCGTGAAGGCAATAAGGCAGCAAAACGACTTCCTGAAAGCCGGGGCAATTACCCAAGAGCAGTATGCGAATAACCTTTCGCGCATAAACGACATGTATAAGGACCCCAAGCAACCTAAAGGGAAGGCCTATACAGAAGATGCTGGCTCGCGAATACTTGACCAGTTGCGCCAGCAACAGCAGGTTCTGATGAGCCAGGCTGACACCGGTGAGAAGATTGGCGCACAGCAACAGGCTCTGATTAAGTGGGAGCAGCAGCTTGCGGATATCAAGAGCAAGCAGACGCTTACCGCTGACCAGAAGTCTTTGCTGGCGAGCGCTGACCTTATCACCTCGCAGCTGCAGCAGAATGCCGCGTTAGAGCGTCAGATTGAGACGCGTGAGAAGCTTCTGGCGCTGGACAAGGCACGCGCCGATATCACGCGAACCATCACCAACCGGCAGAACCAGTACGCCGCTGATGAGCTCTTCGCTGGCGGCGGCCTGAGCCAGAACGAACAGCAGCAGTACACGCAGCGCCTCTCTCTTGAGCAATCCTACAACGACAAAATCACCCAGCTACGTCAGAACAGGGCGTCGGCTTCGAGCGATATTGCCCGCGAAGAGATTGACCAGGAGATTCAGCTTCAGCAACAGGCGCTACAGACTGAGCTGAGCAACTATGACGACCACATAGCCCGCATGAACCAGCTACGAGGCTCTTTTACCGCTGGCGCATCTCGGGCGTGGCAGGAGTATCAGGACAGCGCGGCCAACGTATCGGCTATGTCTCAGCAGCTCTTTACAGATGCATTTGGCAATATGGAAGACGCCCTGGTGAAGTTCGCTACCACTGGCAAAGCATCATTCACCGATTTCGCCAACTCGGTGCTGGCAGATCTCGCGCGAATCGCTATCAGGCAGTCTCTGGTAGGGATAGCAGGGTCGGCGAGTGGGATGTTTGGTTCAATTTTCGGCTCTGCTGCGGGCGCAGCATCGTCGGCCTCAGCCAGCAGCTCATTTTCCAGCGGTGCATACAACAACCTCAGCCTGAATGCCAAGGGCGGCGTATACGATTCTCCCTCTCTGAGCGCCTACAGCGGTGGCGTGTACGACTCACCTAAACTCTTTGCCTTCGCCAAAGGCGCCGGAGTATTCGGCGAGGCGGGGCCAGAGGCCATCATGCCGCTAACGCGTTCTTCAGACGGCTCACTGGGCGTAAGAATGGTTGGTGGAGACCAGGCCGCTTCTGTGAGGTCTGGTGACACGATAATCCATCAGACTATTCAGGTCAGCGGAAATGGAGACGCAGCGCTTCAGCGGGCTATGGAAGAGGCTGCGCGCAAAGGGGCAACGGATGGGGCTAAGCAGGCTCGTCAGGACATGCTTCAGGATTTCCAGAACAGAGGGCAGGGTCGACGCCTGCTGGGTGTATAACGAAGGAGTAACGAATGGCAGATGTACTGGAATGGCCCGGCCCCAATCCTTCCTCGCTTAGCTGGCATCTCGAATCAAACACCAAAACTTTCCGATCCCCCTTTAACGGAGCGTCACAAACGGTTCGCTTCCCCGGCTCGCGCTGGAAATGCACTGTCGAGTATGCGGTTCTGGAAGAAGCTCAGGCCCGTAAGATTGAGGCGGTCATTGTCGCTCTCGATGGAGAATACGGACGCGTGAGAATACGGGACTGGGGAAGGGAAGGAAAAGCCCCGGCTGGCAGCCCGGTGGTTTCCGATGCTGACCAGACTGGCGTGGCGCTTTCAACAAAAGGCTGGGCAGCAAACACGCTGGTTCTGCGAGCAGGCGACTACTTCACGGTTAACTCCGAACTGAAGAAGGTGACTGCTGATGTCACCAGTGACGCATCTGGCGCCGCGGTTATTCAGTTTGCGCCGATGCTGCGCTCTTCGCCTGCTGCCAGTGCCCCGCTGGAAGTGCAAAACCCATGGGGAATATTCAAGCTGAAAGATAACTCGCAGGGTGAAATCCGGCGCGCGCCCGGCCTTATTTCTTCCACGACTATCGAGTTTGAGGAGGCATTCTGATGATGTATTCACCTTTTTCAGACTCAATGGTGGACTGGCTTTCTCGTGACCGGGTTACGGTGGTAGTCGCCGCAAACATCCAGTTTGAGTCCGGCACCGCCTATGTGCATTCCGGTACGGGAACGATCGTAATAGATGGTTTTGTTTATTACGGCATGGGGCGAATGGGCTCTGTTGATGACGTGAATGAAACCAACACCACAAGCCCGTCGCAGTTGAAGATGACGCTGTCAGGGCTGGATATGTCGCTCTTTGCGAAGACGCTTAATGAGCGCTGCGTTGGGCGTGCTGCAGAGATATTTCTGGTCGCGATAGACGATAGCGGGCAGGTTCGTGTTGCTGACCTGATATTTCAGGGCAAGGTATCAAGCACTGGAGCTACTGCCGGCGAGACAAACGCGCTGCAGTATACGGTCAGTAATATTTTCGAAGACTGGCAGCGGCCTTTCCCGGATCGGTTTACAGATGAGTCACACCAGTCTACTCAGCCGGGCGACAGGATTTTCCGTTATGTGGCGCAGATGTCTGAACGGTCTATTTTCTGGGGCAGCAAAAAAGATGCGCCTGGCTTTACCTACTCGTGAGGTTTTATGAAACATCCTGACTGGCAGAAAAGACTCGTTACCGTAATCAAGGCCGCTGAAAAGCGGCCTTTTTCATGGGGTGAGCATGACTGCTGCCTGTTTGCCGCAGATTGCGTTGAGGCAATGTGCGGTGAGGATTTTGCGGCTGAATTTCGCGGGAAATATGACAGCGAAACCGGAGCCAAAAAAGCGTTACTGCGCGGAGGTGGCTCGCTTGAGCGCGTTCTCGCCAGGTTTCTTGATGAGGTAAGCCCTTCGCTAATTCAGCGCGGTGATGTCGCCGTAGTAGAGAATGCTGGCCGCAGGTGTGCAGGCGTTTTTTACGGTGGGTCAGTATGGGTTCCCGGTGATAACGGGCTCGTCAGTTTGCGTGGAAATTTATTGAGTGCCTGGAGGGTTAAATAATGCCTGCTGCTATCCCAGTGGTTGCTGCCGTAGCGAGCGGAATTGCCATAGCGAATGAAGCCTATGCCATTGCCATGGTGATTACAGTGGCCGCTCAGATCGCCTCTCAGGCCTTTACGAAAAAACCATCACTGAATGGCTACAGAGATACTCAGGAGCGTAAGCAGGTCCTGAGGGCTGCGGCCAGCCCAAAGACGGTAATTTACGGAAAATCCCTTTCTGCCGGGACGCTTTTCTTTTCTGAGGAGCAGCCAGGAGAGCAGACAGACGGCGAGCTTCTTCACCTGGCAATTACGCTTGCCGGGCATCCAATCACGGGCGTAGGCGCGGTGTATCTGGGTGACAATGACATCTCTACGTTTGGCGATAAGGCCTCTTACGAGGTGCACATCGACCGACAGACTGCAGACCCCTACCTGCTGCAGAACGCGCCCTCATGGAAAGAGGACATGATCGGGAAAGGGATAAGCTGGCTCAGGGTTACGCTTAAGTTTGATGCTGAGAAATTCCCGGCAGGCATTCCCAATATTACGGTCGAGAAGCTGGGCCGGCAGGTGTATGACCCAAGAACCGGCACAACGCTTTACAGCAACAATGCGGCCCTTTGCATCCTGGATTATTACCGCAATTACCTGAAAGTGCCTGACTCAGACATTAACTGGGACCAGTTCAAGGAAGCGGCAAATATTTCAGATGAAAGGGTAACAAGCAGCAGTAATCAGACGGAGCCGCGTTACACCATTAATGGTGAATTTGACCTGAGCGAGAATAAGGCAAGCATACTGGAGGCCATGCTTTCAGCATGCGCAGGCGAGGCGACCTACATTGCCGGAAAGCACGGCATTCTCGTCGGGGCCTATTACGGGCCAGCTGTAGAGGTGATTACTGAAAGCCAGCTGGCTGGCGACATTGAAATGATGCCAGAAGTATCGCAGTCAGAACGTGTGAATACCATTAAAGGCACGTTTATCGATCCGCAACAACGGTTCTCTGAGGTTGATTTTCCAACTGTCTCTGTCTCTGAATGGGTGGCAGAAGACGGGGTAGAGATCTCCCAAGACCTCAAGCTGCGCTTTGTAACTTCTGAATTTCAGGCGCAGCGTCTGGCTGACGTTAAGCTTAAACGTACACGCATCTCCAGAACGATGAACGTCACTCTCAATCTGAGCGGCTACCGATATCGACCGGGCATGTACGTGAAGGTTAATTTCCCGTCACTCGGTATTACTGACGTTGAAATGCGGGTCACCGACTGGAAGTTTGGCGTCCAGAATGGTGTGCAGCTGACGCTGAAGCAGGAAACTGCTGAGGTGTGGGGCGATGCTATTGGCAAGCCTATTGAGCGCCCACCGTTTACGCAACTTCCTACAGGAGGCGTCGCTCAGCCTCAGAACCTGAAATATACCGTTGAGGAAATCGGACAGGTAGTTCAGGGCGTGCTTTCATGGCAGAACGTTGGTCAGTATGTTTATAACCAGGTTCTTATCCGCAAGGATGGGGAACTGGTTCTTTCCGTTCAGGTGCCCGGATCATTCACTCGCCTGACCGGCCTGCTGCGCGATACTTATACTGCACACGTTATAGCTGTAAACCAGATGGGCGCCCAGTCGCCGGAGGCCTATCTTGAATTCAGCATCGAAGCGCCACCTCCGCCTTCTGTAGTTGAACAAAAGCAGGGGTATTTTGCTGTAACGCTCATTCCCCGTATTAATGAGATCACGAATGTTTCGACGCAGTTTGATTTCTGGACGTCAGGTTTAACGAAGCTCCCAAACACCAGCTAGGCAACCGTGGAAGCCAATGCCAGCCGGGCAGGTATTGGCAGCAACTGGACGGCGCACGAGCTCAAGATTGGACCAACCTATTACTGGTACGTGCGGACTATAAACGCATTTGGAACGTCGGCGTTTGTTGAGGTTCCCGTAGGGTGTAACACGGATACTGGTGAGCTGATTGATTATATCGACACGCAAATACGCAAGTCAGAAGCTTTTGACAGGCTTAGCTCCAGTATTGATACCAACATAGAAGCAATTTTGCTGGAAGCTCTCGACAGTGATACGACCGTCACCCAGCAGATAAAGCAGGATGGGGAGAGCAAAGCAAGTATAACCAACCTCACTAAAGTGGTTGCTGACAACCAGTCAGCAACATCTAGACAAATAACAGCTTTGAATGCATCAGTAACTAAAAACTCAGCTGATATTATTTCTATTAATGAGGCTATTGCTACTAAAGATAGCGCATACTCTCAAAAGTTTGAGCAGATTCAGGCCCAGTCCGATAAGAACACAGCATCTGTCCAGCAGGTATCCAGTGCTTACGCTGACCTCAGCGGAAAGCTTTCTGCTCAGTGGGGCGTAAAAGTCCAGATTGACAGGAATGGCATTAAGTATGTCTCTGGTATGCAGCTGGGCGTTGAAGGGAATAACGGATCTACGCAGTCTTATGCCTTATTCAGCGCAGATACTTTTGCGATTTACAACACCACTAACCAGAGCTATCAGCTGGCATTTACTGCCGTAAATGGTCAGGTATTTATCAATGATGCGCTTATCAACTACGCCTCAATTACGCTCGCCAAAGTGGGGTCGTTGTACTCAGCCAATTACGTTTCCGGAAAATCGGGAACGATTATGCGCAATGATGGTACTTTCGAATTATACGGAGGGTCAGGCACATCCGGAGGAAGTGTGCTTAATGAGACGGGACTGGCTGTTTATGATGCCAACGGCGTCGAGCGCTTCAAGGCGGGGAAACTGAACTGATGGCGGATATTTACGGAGTGAGAATCACGCCGGATGATGGCGGAAAGCAAATAATACTCGACGCCTCAATGCGGTACGCATCTTATCTTGGCAGCGCATCAATGATGGCTAACGCGGGCTCTGCTGGCGGCTTTAAGCCGCAGCCTGCGGGCAGCCGGGCGCTGATTGTACCGCGTAATCTGGTGAGAGTTTATGAGGGAACAAACCCGGCAGGGCCGCCGATGACCTATATAAAAAGTCTGTCATTTGACGGAAGCTCATTAATCTATAGCGCGAAATATATCAGCCCCAATGGAAATACACCCTCTGCAGTTGAGGCCGGGTATGCAGACGTTTTTTCTGTGTCTTGTGCAGCTAACCCCGCTGTTCAGTATGGAGTTCGGATCACCAATGGCTCCAACTTTATGGAGATAGGGGATGTTTCATATCTGGGATTTGTGACATACAGGGCAACAATAAATATCAGCGGCGAATGGGCAATTCCGTCTGACGTGCTGAACCTCGGGAATTATATCGTTTTTGCCAGGTGGTCAAATACAGATACGCCGCTTTACCTTGACAGGGCAACCAATGCCATAAGGACTTATACGTCATTTGGCAGCATTGACGGTTCGGTGCAGGGCGGGTCAGTAAGTAACGTTCAGATTGTCATTGTTTCCTGTGGTTTCTCGCCATCTCTCCCTGTTTCTGGCTACGGCATGGTTATCAGGAATGCTTCTAACCAGGTAACCTATTCCAGTAAATACCCGCCGGTCATGTGGACCGATGCTTATTATGACATGGGCGCTTATGAAAATTTCGACGGCTCGACTGGCGAGGTCCTTGCATGGGTAAATCCAACCGGTTCCGTTTCTCAGCCGATGGTGCCTTTATGCAGCCTCGGCGTGCAAAGGGGCGATTATTCCAGGAACAACAGCACTTACAGCTTCAGGAAATGCCTTGAGTCCGGCATGAAAATGAACGGCAACGCAATTTCTACGGCCCGGGCCAAATCTACCGGAAAAGAGATTGCTGTTTACCAGTACCCAAAAGCTGTCCAGGCGGCCTGTCAGCTCCCGTGCATTGAAGCCAGCTACTACTTCTGATTAAACCCTTAGAACGAATATAACCCGGCCATTGCGCCGGGTTTTTTATTGCCCGGAGAAAAGTATGCCAGCAGGCACTATCACGCTCACGAATAATTCGACCTCAGTTACCGGCTCAGGCACAAGCTTCACCACAGAGCTAAAGGCGAATGACTTTATTGTCGCTGTTGTCGGCGGCGTAACATATACGCTTGGCGTTAAGTCTGTGGATTCGGCAGCCGGCCTGACGCTCATCACGGCTTATAACGGGCCGACTGCTTCAGGTCTGGCATGGACGGCAATGCCGAATGCGGCGCTGGTTGGAATCACGGCACAGGTAGCAGCCGATGTTGCGAAGGCTATTCGCGGCCTCAATCTAGATAAAGTTAACTGGCAGCAGATTTTCAGCTCATCATCGAGTGTGACGGTTAGCCTGACTGACGGCAGCAATTTCACGGGGCCGGGGTGGGGTTACCTGTCCAGCCAGCTGGCAACCAAAACGGCTAACCAGGTGCTTACAGACGGATCCGGAAATAACTGGTACGGATTTTTCAGCTCACGCACTGACTTTGGCATGATGAACTATGGTGACACGCAAAATATAGTCAGTCCCTGGGATGCGCCATCAAAGTACTCAACAGTTAATTACTTTCCTTCACCTGCAAATAATATTGGCACAGCAATAGCCAGCGGCTGGGGCTCAGATAATGAATATTATCTGAACTCTAAAAACTCCGCTGTCAGCGGTTACCAGGGGTGGAAGGGCTGGGCAAGACTCTGGCACTCCAAAAACACTACGGTAGACAGCAACGGCTTCATCAAGCGCGCGTCTCCTATCGTGAAGCTGTTCTCTGACGGGACCTGTGAAATTAACGAACAGGCTGAAGGCGTAACTTCAGAGCGCATAAGCGAAGGTGTTTACCGCATTACCGGAACGCAGGGTTTCAACTCTGATGCTTCGTGGGGTGGTCCAGACGGTGGTATCGGCTTGCCTAAAGATCGCAATGACCAGACGCTTCTGTGGGTAGATTATGAAGTAGGCGTATCCGGTGACCTGCTGATTAAAACCTTCCACCGCGAACACAAGTCAGCTCCTAAGTTTGCACGTAATGAGGTTGAAGGATATGAAGATGGAGCGCCTATTGATATTCCTGCAGGGCGCTGGGTCGATTTACGTGTGGAGGTGTATTCAAAGGATGCCAGCCCGGTTGAAATTCCTGAGACTGCAGATGAAGCACAGAGCCAGCCAGGGTCATAAAAAAGCCCGCGTTACACGGGCATAAATTTGTTCAAGGACACAGGGAAATAGCGATTGCCAGATTTGCTGGCTACTCCACAATACACCGTTCACTGTAGATAGATATCACTGTTTAAAATTTGTTCGCTATTAAGCACGATATGATTTTTCAGGCACAAAAAAACCTCGACGACGGGGCAGATGTAGACCGCGCCGATCTGAGCAGGCTGCGGAGTGGGTGGTTACAGTTTAGTTATTTGTGGCACTGGCAAAAAAAGCCCGCAGCAAGCGGGCCAACCAGCTATTTACGTGTTGTCTTTATAGGTACGCTGCAATTGCAGTGCTCAGAGATTAACGGCAGCAAAGCCTGAAAATTTAGCGCAAGCATAAAAAAAGCCCGCGCGAAGGCGGGCAGATGGAGTTTTTATAATATTTTTATGACGTGCCTTAGCACGCTGCTGTGTGAGGGGGCATGATAGCCTACATGGATAAAAATGATACACCTTTGCCATAAACTCAGATTAGAGCTATTTGAAGCTATTAGGGGTGCTGAAGTTCTTTACATGGTATCTCGATGAGAAGTAATAATTCTAATATGTTGGTTCGCTGATTATTTTCGACAGACACAAAAAAGCCCGCACGAGGCGGGCAAGAAAGGACGTGCAGGCTTATGGCCTGCAATTCACGTACGCAGACACGCAACCATCAAGGCTGCTTGTAGCTATTTAAAAATAGTCAGCTACTTAGAAAAAATTTGCGAGTGGCGTCCCATTGCTGGGTTTATCTGTTCGCATTCCTCCTTTCAATGGGCATGCGCACCAAAAAGTTCGCTCAGGGGGGTTATGATAATTGTAATGGTTATTATTTGTGCGAGGTAGGATATGGAGCTGGACGAAGAGCGAGGAGGCATGATTACTCATGCGATAGGCAGGGCTGTGCTGGAGCTGCGTTTCCGGGGAGAAAGGATTACTGAGTACACACTGTCTGAAAAACTGGAAGATTTGAGGGCGACTGAAACGAACATGATCGGCAAGGGCGTTTACCGTGACGCTGCAGAGCTGGTCAGGACGGGAAGGTTGCCGGTGGCATAAAAAAGCCCGCCACTCGAAGAGAAGGCGGGTAGAGAAGTCAACGTCGATCAGTAATAGATAATAAGGAGCTTATTCTCAACCAAGGAGAGTATGGCTGAATGTTAAAGTTAGCAAAACCATGGCCAGTGACAAGCGTAAGCGGTGAATTAATATCAGGCATAAAAAAGCCCGCTCAGTCGCGGGCGAAGTGATGCAGATAAAAAGGGAAAATCTCTACACGCAACGCGAGGCTGTGTGCTTTCTAAGAATAACCTCAACTCAACAAAAAACAGCTAACCGCGTCATAAAAAGCCCGCTCAGTGGCGGGCTATGCGAGATGCGGGCATAAAAAACCCGGCACGGTGGCCGGGATGGGGTTACTTCTCCCTGAGAATGAATGATATTACATTGTCGCTTTGAGTCAATTCAGATGCGCTAAGTTGGGTAATTGCAGTTAGCTCAGATGCCGGTAATCCGAAAATATCAATTAGATCAGTTGTCTTCATAATTGAATGAGTATCAAGTAACTTTAGTAGTTTATTCAGTAATTGAGGTGTCTCTTTAGGTATAACATCATCAAGTGGCTCCTTGCGTCTAAAAGGAGCTAATTGCCTAAAAACATAACCTTTCTGATTATCACTCATCAAATCTAAGCTATGAGCTCTCATTGTTATGCTTCCAATAGATGCTATCCATCGCTCTTTTAACTGCTCAAGAGCAGATAAATTTGGAGAATAATACTCTCTACCAAACGTGTTGGATGGCATTAAAAAACAAGAAGCAAAGTAATCAGCCTGGCTTTCCACAATATCAAAAAGTTGCTTATCTTCTAAATAATCATTTTCAACGGTCCTATGCATTATGAGATGGCCTAGCTCATGTGCAAGACTGAAACGCATCCTAACGGCCGTCTTCGAGCGGTCTAAAACCACAATAGGGCGATCACCTTCCCAGAATGAAAAGGCATCAACCTTTTCACCAGAAGATAGGTGGGATATTACGATTCCTTTATTCTCTAAGAGTTTAGTAAGGTTAGCTATAGGGCCGTCACCCAACTGCCAGTACCTTCTGACTTTTGTTGCAATTTCTTCGATATCAGATTTTTCGAGTAATTCAAAATCAGCAATATCTAGATCAGGCAATGTTACTGGTGGAAGTTGAGCGTATTTACTGCATTCCTGTAAAATTAGGGCAATCCAACGCCCCCTTGCACGACCGCTCATCCTTGCTTTTTTGGTTGCAGTGCTACGGCTGCGAAAGTGTACGGCTCCCTCAATTTCTGGGGAGCTGTTACTGGATACAAAAAATCGCTCAGGAAATCCGAGGATTTTTGTCAGGGCCATTAAAGTTTCATGAGATGGAGCTTTTATCCCTTTTTCGAAAGATGAAATAGCTTGTCTAGAAATATCAAGAACTCTTGCTAGTTCAGCCATTGTTAAACCTTTGGCCTCTCGTGCTTCAGTGAGCCTCAAAGGGTTGAACGACCTTTCTGCAAAGCTGGGAGATATTATCTTGGTATTCATGATTGCTGTTTTCTGATTTGCTGTTCTGTAAGAAGTATAATCTTATCTTCAATATCAGATTCGATATCTTCCACTTCCACTTCCTGAATTGATGCAATACGCACAGACTCTGTGTAAAGGATATTTGAATTGTCTGGCGTGGGAATTGTTAGGTTCAATAAAGATAAATGTTGATTATTACCCTCATGCAGGAGATAAACATGCCCACCATTTTCCTCAGATTCAGCAACGGTTAAATTATCTCCATCGAAGAAATCATAGTTCTGATGTGCATAAGATGCTCTGTACTTTGCCTGCTTAGGTAGAGGCCCGCGGCCAGGAAGGTGGTGCACGGTCATTAGCCAATTATTAGAATGGATTGCGATATGCTTACAGTTCCCCGCAGCATTTTTCCCGATGTTAAAATCCAGACCAAGCTGGCGAGAGGTTTTTTCAAGCAGCGCATCAACATAGAACCAACGGAGATAAGATTGTGCCTGGAACCAAAAAGAACCAAATTCCTTAGCTTTCAAATGAGAATGCAAATAGGCTTTCGATAAAGACATCGATAGCTCTTTTCGGCAGTCTTGGTCGAACGCATCGAGCAATTGTTGAGAGTAGGGTATCGGCATAATGATCTCAGTGGTTATAATCGTGTCAACCAATTTTGCATTTTTACTCAATTTTGTCAACCAGTAATCATGATACAAAAAAGGCCGCATCTCTGCGACCTCATTTCACCCAAACGTCTCTTCCGGCCACTGGCTCATGGTTTCATCAGCCAGAGCAACGCAACGATTCCACAGGCAATGGCCCCAACTGAAAGAAAGAGCTCATATCCCATGCTGGTTCCTATTCAAACGTCTCTTCGGCCACTGAGCCATCCCTGAGCTAGGGTATCCTTTAAGCCCCTGGTGAAGGCTAATTAAATGTCTCTTCGGTCTTCAATGATAACTAACACACCATGTCACCTGTGGCGACTGCGCTTAAACATTTGAAGACTGTGCTACAGACATCATACCTTGTCTGGCTGACTATTCAGATCTGGTTATTTATCAGGGTCAGAAATCAAACTTTAACGATGGATGATTCATTCCCGCCTCAATAGCATCAACGCACCGTAAAATCTCATTTGCTAAGTCTCTAGCCATTTCCGCTCTGATAGATAGCTGAAGGTTCGGAAAGTCATGGAGGTTATCAATATGCCCAGACAGCGAATATTTCATTGACAAATAAAAAACTAGTAGACTTCCTATCGCGCTGTAAATCATCTCAAAATCAGTGAGTTCTGGCATGCGGACAATGTTACTGTCATCTCTGGTTTTCATAATTCTATTCCTCTTCAGAAAGCTTCACTTTCATTTCTTGTAACTTATCAAAACGCTCATGAAGGGATTTGGGGAACAACTCAGTGTAAACCTGCCAAAGAGTGCTGAACGAACGATGACCGCTTACTTGGGCAACTTCTTCTATTGAAAATCCCGCCTCAAAGAGTCTACTTACCCCTTCCCTGCGTAAGTCGTGATACCTCAGATCCGCTATCCCTAACTTATTGCGTTCTTGCGCAAAAGTGATTGAAATATTTTTAGGGCGGAAGGGGAAAATGCATTCCGCTTGCCTTGGCTGCCGCTTCACTATCTCCCAAGCATCACCGAGTAAAGCAACCTTCATGTGGTTGCCGATTTTTTTCCTTGGGTCCTTCCTGTCTCGCACGACCACAGCTTTTTGAGCTTCGTCCACATCATCCCAGCGTATTCTCGTAACCTCGCTTACACGCATGCAGGTTAAAATTGAAAACATAAAAATGTCAGAGAAAGGTATTTTTTTATAAGATGTTAACTCCCGTGACTTCAGCGCAAGCATAAGGCGATCTGTCTCATCCTTCGTCGGCCTACGGCTTCTTTTTTGTGATGAGGCAATCATTCCTATCTTCTTTAGTTGGTATTTCGCATAGTTAAAATCATCAATATTGACATCTATATCAAACATAGGCTTAGCTGCATGGAGTACGGAACTGATAAACACCATGTCATTTCTGATAGTCGCAGGACCCGCACCCTGAGAGGCTCTATACTGGCAGTGTTGTGTATAGGTTTTCTGGGTGATGAGGCTGATGGGAATGCTAGCTATTTCGCACTTACGTATCAATGCGAGAGTCTCAGCCTTTGTCTTTCCATATTTTATGTGAGGATGATCCATATAAAGATCCATCAGCTCACCAAAGGTCACAGATGAAATATGGGCATCGGTTGGCAGCCCGTTCGCTTCTAGGTCTGCGACGCGCGCCACCCCCCATGCTTTTGCCAACGCTTGCTTGCTGAACGTCTGATTTTCACGGTATAGATACTTGCCATTCTTCTTCACACCAACAGTGCAGCGGTAGCGGATTTCACCTGTAGATGTCTTGCGTTTCTCTATGGAATAAAAAGCCAT